GTTTCCTCTAAATTTGTAACTCGGTCGTAAAGATCCTGTATTGAGTCCTCGTTGTTAACGATGTCGTCCGACATGATGTTTAACGACGTTCCGATTGCGGCGAGCTTGCCGGCGAGCGTTTCGTCGTCCTTCATGCCTTCGAGGAAATCGAGTATTTCGTTAAAATTCTCGATCGCCGTCGTTGCGTTTTTACCTAACAGAGTGTTAATACTGGTTGTGTTTGCGACGGCCGTAGCCTTAGCCGAATTTGCCGTCGACGTTAACGTTTGCATTGCGAGCTGTATAGTCGCGATCGTGCTTTGTAAAGCATTGTCCGCGGCTTGTCGCTCTGCCTTCTCCGTAGCCACTGCCGAATTGTTCGTCAAAAGGTCTTTATAACCTTTATTCAGGTGATCGAACACGGCGGCGACCATTTCGTTCGTAACGCTTTCGGGATCCTCGGCGTTTTCGATAATCACGATTAGATTATCGATAAATTGCTGGGTTGCCATATCGTTAAAATATTAGTTAAATTGTTCACTGAATTGCTTAGAGAATACACGAGGTTTCCGGCCTTCTGTGCCGTCGATAATATCCTGCATGATGTTGATTTCCTTGTCGGCCATTTCGAGCTTTACGGTGAAGTTTTCGGGTTTCTCCGGACGCGGGCGGTATTGAAGTTCCTCTATCGACGGGATTACTTTTACCGGTAAATCGGTGAGGTCGAGTAAATACACCTCGTCGCTTGCGATCATATCCATTAAAAACCGGACTTCTTCGGGGCGCTTTGGCCCTGTCTCGGCGGTAATTGATAACGTTCGCGGTAAACGTTCGCGTTCGGTCTGAAAATCGTCCGTCGCCATGTCGTAGCGTTGGAACGTTGTTTCTTCTCCTTCCTCGTATGACGGAGTTAATGTGAGCTTTCCGACGAGTTCGATAATCTCGAAAACTCCGAGCGAGTTACGAAATTTCAATCGGTAACGCTCTCGTGTTGTCTCGACGCGCTCGATTACAATACGACACGAAAATACTTGATCCCGGTAAATGTCGAATTGCGACGGCAATACGCCGTAATCATTGAAATATTTGAGACGTAGCGCGTTGATGTCGAGAGCGTGCACACCCGTTTCGCATTGGCCGAAGTCAATAGAGTTATTTCCCACTTTCTCGGTAACGGCAATTTCGGCGTTATTATCAGAAATAAAATACAGTGGCGCGACCTCGGTCTCCTTCATGACTATACGCCACCCGGCCGTTCTTGTGGTAAGGAAAAAATTACCCTTCGGATTGAGAAAACGAGCGTTAAATATATCGCTTCCGCGATTGTAAAATCGCCGGAAATTTTGTTTTGATATTCCGCCGGGTATTGCTATAAATTCGACGGGATCGGTCTGGTCGTTCTCGCTGTTTTCGAGCCATACCGTAACAGTTCGGCACGATAATTCGCCCGGATCCTCGACTTCGTATATCGGGTAATTGTTCCCTTCTGGCACGTCTGAAAAATACGGTAAATTGGCGTCGATGATGTCGGCGATGTTTACCTGTATAGGCTTAGACACCCGGCCCGTGAAAATCGGCAAACCTTCCATTTCTATGCAAAGCGTCCCGACCTCGTTCTGGGCTAATACTCCCGGGTTTCCTGAAAATATTATCGGGTTGCGAGTGAAAGCATACCCCGAATACATACCTGTTATATTCATGTCGTTTTTGTGGTTGTGGCTGCTATCGCGCCGGTAAACGATGTTTCTGCGCTGAACGAGTTCAAAAACTCGTCGCGGTCTGCGCTTGGTGTTGTGAGAAACTTAAAAAACGTTGTGCGGGATCCGGTGTGCGAGCGTTTCCAGATCTCGTAAAACGTATCGACTTCGGCCATTTGAGGGGCGGCCACAATGTTGTTCGTTTCCATATTGCAAATTTTCGATTATTCCGGTACCCTTCAAAGGACTAATCATTTACCCAGATTGCCACTATCTCGACGGTATATTCAACGTCGGCGTATGATGTGCCGAGGGGTATCTCGTCGAGCTCCCAATCTTCGTTATCTTGTGAGCCCATGTCGTGTACCTCGTATATATCGTAATATATCCGGGCGTTATACTTGCGGGTTAGCTTTTGGCCCGCGCTGGCTGGTTTCGGTAATGTTGAGTCAGTTTGCCACGTCGGGCTTAGCCGGGCCATACTGGTAAATATTGCGCTGTTAGAGTCGACACAATAATAATCGCCCTGTTCGCCGTGTGGCTGGTAATTATTCGTCGTTACGTAGCGGTTTGCGGCGGTCGAGCGCGCTTGTGGCGTATTTAATTCCTCTCCGTATGTTTCCGATTTTTGTCGCCATTCGAGGTGACGGAGTGCGGCCGCAAAATTCGGTATATTCTGTTCCTTCTCGATGTCGTAGACTCCGTGGGTCTGAATAGTGCGTAACGTCAACGATACCGGTACATTATTTCCTGACGGTAAAGAATAGTTCATTTTATCAATCAGGCACCGAACACCCTTTAACGATACCGGAAACAGTACGTCGATTGCGTTCAGCATGATTTTATTATATACCGCGTCGATTTCTATTGACCGCGCGCCGTGGCGTAGTATTTCATCATATCCGGCCCAAAATTTTGCAAATAGCCCGTCTTTGAATTGAAAAAGTAGTGAAATTGTCGGGCTCGTCCCGTCGTCGAGTACAATTTTTTGTCCGTCCTCTCCTTCCGGATTGATACGGCCGAAAGTCTTGCTATTCTTCGTATAAGCAAACATGAACGCTAACGGTGTAGTATCGCCACTATCGCCGGCGTCGCTGCCTTTTATATAGCTGTGGTAATGTCGTGCGCCGAAAAGATACGTCGGACAATAATCATTGAACGAGTGCCCCGTGCCGGATCCTACATTTGAAACGCGGCGGACTGGTACAAACTCGTCAACGCTTGAAAGCTCCAGCGGTTCGAGCCCGGGCGTTTTAGGATCCCAATTAAAAAAGCTCGTCGAGTTTTGTCGTATCTTACCGTTTGACGAGTCGAGGCGGTACCACATACCGGTAATAAACTCACGTGCGAGCATGGTATCTTTGTTCTCGCCGGTTTCCACTCCGGCGCGTGAGGCGGCTCGCATTGCATAATAATCGTCGCGGCCGTCGTCGCGGCCGTCGTCGCGGTCGTCGTCCGGTTCCGGGTAGTCTGGTTCCGGCGGTTCCGGATCCGGATATTCAGGATCGTAATCGTCCTCGTACCAGTCGTCGCGTACGTCGCCGTCCCACTGCGGGTTTTCCTGTGTCCCGGTAAATTGCCACTGACTTACATGTGCGCCGAGATGTACGCCGTTAACGTTTAGTCCCTTGATAAAGTCCTCGAAACGCTCCGTACATGGCTCCGCTCCTTCGATTGATGTTTTTGCCGATAATTTTACATACTGCGGCGTTTCGTAGTTTATCAACGGGACGCCGGCGGTAAAGTAGTCCGTTACCTGCTGAACGCTTGATTTGATTATATCCCGTATGAGGGCGAGTTTAACCGTTTGGCTGTCGAAATTTATATTATAAGTCAGTCCGAAACGAGTCCAGAGAGCCCCCAGAAATTCCTCGACTGTACAATCAGGCATTAAATCAGCGTATCGGATAGTTGCACGACAAACCGAGTCCGCTGCATTGTTTAGAACGACGAGTCTCGCCAGTTCGATGTCCTCTTTGAACGGGTTCCCGTCGAGTTTCAGGCCCATATCATTAAATACAAGCTCAATCACTTTCCACACACGTACGAACGGCGATACACAATACCCTTCCGGTATTGATGTATCCGTTAACTCGCCGTCGAGCAAACGTTTTACCTTGCTCGGCTGCGATAGTCCGTGGTCGCCTACGAGGTTGAATATTTCCCAATATTCCTTCTCTGTATTGTTCACGTTATTAGTTTCGCGATTGACTGCGAGCGGAAAAACCGCGAGGTCGTCGATTTTGGGGCGCGAAGTCATATAAAGGCTGTAAAGCTCGTCGAGTAGCCAGTCGATAGGATAACCGCCCTGTTGCTCCTGTGGCGTGTATGTCGGTAAATTATCGAGTTCGTTCAACTTCTTTTCTCGCCATTTTGCGTAAGCTGTGGAGTTGTCAAAACCGATATTAAACGTAATACCTTCCTTTTTACTCGCGCTCGTTATATTCATGGTGCCCCGGCGATGATACGCGCCGTTGAATACCGTCGCGACTCGCTCCGGGTTATTAGGTTCCACCCCGGCGTCGAGGCGTGTCGCGAAATTTAAGATCCTGACGTTTCTCCGGGACGCCGGCACTGTGGCCGGCACTGACTGACTGCCGCGGTCGTTAAAAATCGGGTTACTGTCCTCGATGTCGATACGAAAGTTATCCGGTAAATCGAGAGTTTGGCCGTTTGTCTGGATTTCGATCATGTCGATTATTTTTTATTTCGTGTGAACGGGTTGCGAGCGCGGTCGAGTTCGTCGCCGGCTCGTTCGATGTCTTGATATTTTACGTATGCTTTTATATTGCGTACTGCTGTTATCGCTGCGCGTAGCTCCTTCGCTGCCTCGACGAGCTCCGTCGAATTTACCGGAGCTGCCGCGGTATAACCGCCGTCCGCGTAGCCCGTGGTTGGTATCTGTAAGCCGGAGCCGAGTATTTTATTACGTCGGATTGCTTCAATCGTTCCCACTGCGTCAACGACGCGCGGGTTATCCATTATCGGCTTCGGTACCACATATTCGCCGCGATGAACGAGGCCGGCAACTTCGTAACGATCGCCGTCGCCGGTGTAACCGCCGTCCGAATATCCGGATAATACACGCTGCGCGTTTTTCGGAGCGGTATCACCTGCCCCGGCTGTTCGGCTCGGCTGCATGTTTTTAATCTTGTCGCGTTCTGCTTTGGCGCTAATCACTTGCGCGACACCGGTGGCTGTGAGCATGGCCGCGGCGATAGCTCCGCCGATAGGGCCGAGGTCTGCAAACGCTTTCATAATTGAAACCGCGGTATCGGCTATAATCTGGGAGATCTTAACGGCGAAATTCACGTCGGCGTACTTCTTTTGAATTTCGAGTTTTTTATTTTCCTTTTCTTCTTCGAGGGCTGCCGTGTCCTCTCCGTTGTTCTTGGCCTGTTGTATCAATACGTCATATTTCGCGTCGCTCTGGGCGATCTCGGCGTCTTGGATAGCCGAGAACATGGTGCCGGAAAGTTGAGCGTAATAATCAAAGTATTTTTTTGCGTTATTCACCTGTAAAGTCAGGCGGGCCTTTTGGTAATTCTTTTCCGAGATCAGTCCCTGCTGGTGCATGTTTTCGAGTTTCAGTAACTCGCGATCAAATTCTTGCGCCCATGTCAGGCCGGTTAATTCCTGTAACTGGTATATCTGTTCTTGATATTCATAGTTGAGCGCGGCGATACGGCGTTGTTTCTCGGCTTCAAGTGCCACGGCTTGCTCGGTACCTTCGCCGACAATCCTTATCGCCTCTGCGTATGTCTGTTCTAAACTCGTACGCTGCAACTCGAACGCCTTTTTAATTCCTTCTGCGCTGGTGGTGTCTGTTGAGAGCTGCCGGATCTTCTCTACTAAATTACCGGTATCAGTCAGTAACGAATTATTCATTTCGCGCATTTTAGCTTCCAGTTGTTCACGTGTGCGCTGCCACGTCTCGGCGTCCATAGTATAATCGTCCTCCAACTCGTCGTAATACCTTTGCATTTCTGCGAGCTGGTCGGCGTGGCTTTGACGTTGTAGGTTAATGGTGTATAGGCTTGCGGCCTCCTGTGAAATTTCGCCTTTTATTCTGGCTTCTTCGATAATACGTTTCTGGTCTGAGTAAAAGCGGGTGATCGAGGTGAGCCGATTTTTATACTCCGTCTCGTTCTGCTTCGCGATCGCTTTATTTATTTCATCTTCTGCGACTGCTGTTTGCTGGGCGATTTGTGTTTGCGCGGCCTGAATTGCGTCGAGTGATTTCGTGTGAGTGCTGTCCGTATTTTGGCGGAGTGTTTCGAGGGCGGCCGAAAGCTCTTGCCCGTATCGAATAAGCTCCCGATTTTTTGCGATAATTCTATCTGCTTCGGATAGGTTTTGTTTATTTATATCCAGTAATCTACGTTGATGTGCGTCGTCGATAGGGTTTGTAATCTCGTCGAGCGAGTCCGCACCGTAGGTTCCGGGCGTTCGGCGTGATTGCTTACCCATTAACAACCGTTTTTCCTCTTGTAGAGCTTCGATACGGGTACGAATACGTTCCAGTTCCTCGTCGCTCTGAGGGTCGATTTTCCTAAGACGTTTTAACTCGGCGTTAATTTCCTTCAATCGTGTAACTGTCTGGTTTGCGGTGTCGAGTGTTGGCCGTAACGGGTCAACTGTTGGCGTTTCATCTGCGAGGTCGTCAAACGTAAGACTAATCTCGTGTAAAAACGTCTCGAACTCTGCGAGTGCGCGAGTCTGCTCGGTGTTTTGTGCTTTATACCAATCTGTAAACGTACCCGATAATTCTCGCTGCAAACGTAGCATTTCCGCGGCTTCGCTTCTCAAAATACCGTACGGGTCGTTAGCTGCGGCGAGCTGGCGATTACGTTCAGCGGCTCCGGCTTGTAACATGCCGAGGCGAAACCGTGCTTGTTTCCACTGCTCGTACATCTGTTCTTGCGCGTCGGCGTCTGCTCTTAACAGCTCTTTATATTGATCCTTTGCGGCTTCGAGTCTTAATTTTTTTTCAAGTGATATAATATATTGGTCGAGGGCGGCCTTGTTTTCTCTGTACGCTCCCGTTTCTGTATCGAGTGAGGCTTTGTAATCCGGTATAATTCGATTGAGCTCCTGAATTGCTTTAATACGGTGCTCCTTCGTTTCGAGCTCGTCCATAGCGACGCGACGCAACTCCATGAGCCGGTCGCGCTCCATCGCCGCCTTTGCTGAGGCTTGACTAACCGTGTCTCGGTATCTATTCGTTGCCTCTGTAAGATATGATGTTTCTTCGGTGGCCTTCTTTGTTGCGCTTACATAAGACATAATGCCCGTAACCAGTAAAGCGATACCCGAAAGCACCAGACCGATAGGATTTGATTTTAATGCTGTATTGAACGCCTGAGTCGCAATGGTGGCAAGTTTCGTAACTGAGATTTCCGAAAGCATTGCCACACGTTTAGCGACAATATCGGTAATGAATTTTTTAACCGCTGCCGATGTCGCTATAACCGTGATTTTGTAGACTACGAGGGCGGCGACTAAGCTGTTGATTATTGCCGTTCCGAGCTTTGTCTGTGTGAATAAGTCCGTAAACCACTTTACAACCGTCCCGATAGCTCCAATTAGTGTTCCGATAGTTTTTACTATAAAACTTATTGCGCTGCCTACCGGTGTCAGAGCGTCGACAAATGAACCGATCCAGTTTATTAACTCCGTGCCCCATTCGTACAGCGTTTTTAACGCCTCTCTAAAATCAAAGAATTTCAGCAATAGCCCTTCGACTGCTGACTCAAACGCTGCGGCGGATCCCGCGGCGTTATCTGTCATTGTCTGGGACATATCGTTAAACGCCTCGGTACAACCTGTAATCTCGTCGCGGAGTTGCAGAATAGAGTCCGAGCCATTGAGGAACGTCGAGAACGCTGCTACGCTTCGTTTATCTGTAAGTTCGAGCGTTTTCGCCAGATCTACACCCTCGGCGTTTAACTTGTTGAGTCCGGCCACGAGGTCGTCGAGACTTCTCACCGGGCCCCCGAGTGCCTGAGCGAGATCGCCGTTTGCGTCGCAAAGATTAAGAATAATATTTCGTGTTGCAGTTGCCGCGCTTGAAGCGTCGAAACCGGCGTTTGCGAGTTGTCCCAGTAATGCTGTTGTATCTTCAATCGACAATCCGAAAGCGTTAGCAACCGGGCCGACCGTTGACAATGAATTTTCGAGTTTCGTAAAATCGAGCGCGCTTTTTGTGGTGGCGATTGCAAACGTCGCCATTACTTCCTCGGCCTCGCTCGCGTCCTTGTTGAACATGCGTAAAGCTGCGCCGGCGAACGCTGCCGCGCTTGATAAATCAGTGTCTACGGCTTTCGCAAATTTCAATGTCGCCGGCGTCATTTTCTCGATTATCTCCTGAGAGAAACCGAGCTTTGCAAGCTCCGTCTGGAGTCCGGTAACTTGTGAGGCTGTTGCCGTCGTCGTTCTGCCGAGATACTTCGCTTGATCTGTAAGTTTAGAAATACCGTCAATGCTCGTACCCAGAACGGCGGCGAGCTTAGAATTTGAACGCTCAAAATCGACAATTACGTCGTTTAACTTCTTGAAAGCTCCGATAACCTGAGTCGTTATCACCATGCCGAGCCCCATAAAAAAACCTTTTATCGAGGTGGCGATCTTGTCGAGAGACAGCAACGACGCCAGAAAACCGCGCGTCGAGCGTGTCGCCTCTGCGTGGGCTTTCTCTACGCGCCGGATCTCCTGTTCTAATTCTCTATATCGCTGCGGGTTTGTCGCCTTTGATGTGTTCGCGAGCTCTCGTTTTAGGTTTCTCAACTCCTTGCCGAGTTGTGCGGCCGACTTCCGGGATATGTCGATACTTTTTTCTTGTGCAGTTATCTCGCGTTTATTCTTCTCGATCTCTCGGGTGTTTTCCCGTATCGTATCGTTCAGGCGTTTAATCTCGGCCGAGTGATCTCCCTCGGTGGCTGCGAGACGTGATATTTCTTTACGGTGCTCGGCGTTCTGCTTCCGAAGGGCCTCGGTCGCTTTCGTCAAACGGTGTATTTCTTCTTGCGCCTTCTGAGCTTTCAGATCAAGCTCGACGGAAATTTTATCGTTATTAAGTTTTGACATAACAAAGGGGTAAATTTGTTCTCGTGCAAATTTACCCCGTCGTTATCAGTCTATGAAGGACACTATTTTAACCGAATATTTTAGATAAAATTCTATACCAGAGCGGTAATTTTCGAGGTTGCGGCGGCCGTTCCTCGATTAGCGGTTGATTATTCCGGACGCGCCGGATAACTTCAATTATCGCCGCCAGTATGCAAAACGTTGTAACTGACATGATCGCGGCCATGATTATACCCTGTAAAGTAATAGAACCGTCAATACGTACAATCACAAAGAGCCACGCGGCCAATATAACTGCTACGAGTATAATTATTATATAAGTCCGTTTCATCGTTCGAGCCCTTTCGTTAATAATTCCGTTATAAGTTGCGATGTTGACAGTTCCCGGCGTTCTGCTTCCGATTTTATCAGGTCAAGCACCCACTTCGGCAACCTTACGGATATTTTTACCCGTTCACCGTCGAGAGCTTTACGCCCGGAGCCTTCGCGCGCTCCACCGCTTCCTATACCGCCCATATCTGTATAACTGTTTGTTCACTGCAAAGATAGTAATTATTTGGTAATGTCCGACTATTTCAAAATAAAAAAAATATATGTTTTACAACATAAAACGCCCGCGAGCCCAGAAATAGACCCGCGGACGTCGAGCAACGAGCAAAGGCATCACGCCTTGTTATTCGATATTGTCGATATTTTCGTTTTCCTGAACTTCTGGATCGACTGCGGCCATGCGTTTGCGAGCTTCGTCGCGCGCTGCGTGGATTGCCACGGTAAAGAACGAGAACACGAACAGGAACAGCGTTTCAAGCCCTACGGCCGCCTGAATGTTGACGAGTGCCGACACCTTTCCCCACTGCCATACGGCGAACACTGCGCCGGGTGAGAGTAACAGGGCTCCGCGGATAATCGCGGCTGCGATAACTTTAATCTTTTTCATAACGATTGATATTTATTGTTGGTTAAAACTTTGTTTTATTTCTTCTCCGAATTGTTTAGCGAGCCAGTCGCGAAACTCGTATTTTATATCTCGGAAAGTTTGTTTGTATAGGATCCCCCAGATAGGACGGTTATATATCCGGTAATTACCGAGCCGCTTCATGTCGAGAAAACGGATATACGACGGGTAATTTACGCGGGCCAATATTCCGGAGCCCGACGGTTGTATCATGTATTCGGGACTCTGCAACGCTTGTTCGAGAACGTGCGATCGACTCCGCGGCCTTCCGCTGAGTGTTTTCGCTTCGTGGCCGTAGATCTTTTTTGCTGCGATTGCCCTCTGCTCTGCAAATATATTCCGGAAACCTTTCCGTACATATTCGGTAAAATATTGCGTTGTCAGTTCCATTGTCATGAGGATTTAACGTTGAAACTTATCGACCAGCCGGCAAACGTGCCGTACAGTTCTGTTTCCGGCATTGTCTCGATACTCGGAACGTCTATACGCATGACCGGACACCCTGCGGCTTGATCCGAGAGCATTACGCCTTTTACCTTCTCGATGAGCGGTTGAGTTTCTTCCAGTAGCTCGAACGAGGTTTTTCGCTGCGGGTCGTATTTCGCCATAAGGAAAACGACACACATGTTTTTTTCTGTGAACGAGTCTACACCGCCCGAGCCCTCTGCCCCGGGTGGCAAAATGAAAAGCGTCGTCGAGCCTTTGGGTATCGACTTGATTTTATCGCCCATCGTCTTGTCGATAGCCACGGCCAGAACTCCGCTAATTCCGGCGACGCGCGCTGCGACGCCTTCCCAGTATTCCCGGTATTGAGTAAGCGAGATCATACGGCGCCGAAATAGTGGTTTGCTTCCTCGGTTCTACGGCGTACGAGTCCGGGTAACTGGCGTTTGACTCCGTTTGTCGTAGCATACACGTAGCGGGCGAACTCTACGCGGATAGTAGGATCGTTCGGATTGGCTTTAACCTTTGTCAAAAGTTCCGATTTTGACAAACGGCCGATACCGATATTGTAGGCGAGAGATACGAGCGCGTCGAACTGGTTGTTATTGATATTCACCGGGCCGATTGCGCGCGTAACTTGGCCGGCAAATTGTTTAATATCTGCCTCAAACATCGCGTCGGCTTGTTGCTGCGTGATCTTCATTCCGGGCGTTACTCCGGCTGTGTGCCCGTAACCGATAGTCCATACGCCGGCGGGACAACGGTACGCCGCGAGGCGGCAACCTTCCCACCCTTTAATTTTCTGCTTGATTTTCGTTGATAATTCCATAATGTCTTGGTTTATTTATTTGCAGAGTTATTCCGCTGTTGTTTTAACTCGTTTATATACTCGAATTTACATTTATACAGATACATGAGCACCGCCCAAAAATCGGCCTTTTCGACGCCTGAGACATCACCGAACAGTCCTGCCGTTGCAACCTCGAAAGTTATACCCGTCCATCCTGTCTTGTCGTCCGGACGCTTCGGCCCGGTCGCCTTGAAAATGATTGTAAAGTCGATTTTTTTACCGTTAATTTCAATCGCGCCGCTCTGGATCTGTTTCCATACATTGACAAATAACATCGGTGCATGAAACGCCAGAATTTCCGGCACGTTATCTCCTTCCGGTATATGGTAAAGGATACGGGCGATTGCCTCGTAACATTCGGCGACGGTTTCCGGCTCTGCGTCCGTCAGTGTCTCGATGATTGTAGCACATTCGACGAACTCGCCGAACTTTATACCGTTGAGCCAGTCCCCCGGGCCCTTGTAATCTCCAAATTCCGGCAATAGGTTTCGGGGTGTCTCGAACTCGATACGAACGTCGTGCGGTTCCGGCTGTCCCGTGCTTATAAGGTAGCCGGTAAGTATCTCGGCGGCGTGGCTGTCAATCTCCGCCACGTATTCGGGTCGTAGTTGGGTATAATCTAACCGTTCAAGTCCAACGAGGAACGAGATCCAGCGAATACGGAAATACTCGACGTCGATAATCGAGGCGGCCAACATTGACGCCAGTACACAATAATAACGGTATTGCGACGGCGTAAGCTCGTCGATCCACTGAGGCACATCGACCGTTTTCCCTCTTGTTGTGATCTGGATCATTAGAACGACATGCCTTTACTGTGAACAATAGGCCCGGGCACCGTTCGGTCGACGGGCGTGTTATTCGCGTTGAGCTCGTCCACGAGGGCCTGTAACTGGGTAATGTATCGAGCGGCGTCCGTTCCGAGCGACGCGGCCACTGCTTCGCGGGCTGCTTTCTCTGCTTTTAGGCGCGATTTTACCGGCTGCGACTGCTGTACTTGAACGATACCCTCGGGCAATACTTCAACCGGTAGCCGTTCGACTGCCTTTTTCATTGTCAGGAGTGCCACGGCGCGCGCTGCCGGCTCCATGAGAACGGCCGTAACGTCTGCGTCCCCGTCGAGGATCGCCGTCATGTACTTGCGGCCGATTACCGGGGCAACTTCGGCGGCCTGTACCTCGCGTATCATCGGCAAAAGCGTAACAAACAATCGGTGCGAGCCGATATTATAGTATTCGTCGAACTGCTCTTTACTACGGATTAACAGACCGTCGCGCATTTTGTACTTGCGTGAATTAGTCCAGAACGCGAACTCTTTCCGGTCGAGCTCTGCGATCAGTGCGTCGGTCGCCTCGTATGCCAGTCGCAAAATATTTTCTTCGTCGTGGAATTTTTCGAGTGCTGTCAGGCCCTTCTCGTTTTCTCCTACACGAGCGGCGCGCCCTGCGTCGCCGTGTTGAGCGTCGAGCGTCGGGATAATCTTTAACCATGTAAAGAACGCCACGGCTTGCTGCAAATATTTGAGCGCGGTCGAGGCTTCTGCCGGTATCTCGTCGGTGGCTTCTTCGTCGCCTTCGTAGAACGTCGATAATGCTGCAACCGTTTCGGGCCCGACTATTGCCTCGACATCACGGATCCCGAGCGGTAAAAGCGGTTCCCACTTCTCGAAAGTAATATCGTTTGAGATTAGCCCGACAGCGGCCACTATCTCGTCGGCTCCTTCGCCGTTCCTGTTAAATAGTTTCATCTCGTTTAAGTTTATAGGGGTTCCAGTCGTATTTATCAAGATTTATAATTTTCATCTTGTCGAATACTTCTTCTTTGTAAAATCTTGCGAGTCCGGTATCTATCGTAATACACATCTGCTCGGAGCGCGGGTTAACGTTGAAATTTGCCGAGCCTTCGGCCACAAAATCGAAACGCTCGCCGAAACCGGCGAATATTTTCGCATGATTGCGGAGAATACCCACGCGGCCGCCTGTCGGGGTCACGACTTCCTTTAACGCCAGATACGTGTCTATGTACTTGTATTTGAATACTTCGCCGACGTAAAAATCGAGGTGGCCGATTAGTCCGTCATCTATCCATTTTTTAAGCTGCTCGATATGGGACGTTGACAAATAAAACGTCTGACATACGAGATATTCGAGGGGCTGCTGTTTGAGAATAGCCCGTAAATAGGCGATTGAGTCAACACGGCCATACGAAAAAACATGATAGGCGTCGCCGGGCTTAAAGTGCCACGGCAATAAATTTTCGAGGTCGTTGTCGGCGATCGCGCGGCGTTCGAGCTGTTTCGGTGTTAACGTGTGCGCTTTGGTCGGCGTGTCCTTGTTGGGGTCGTCGATCATTTCGCGGCCGCCTTCATTCTGCGGGGCCGTGCGTTTCTTCTCCTGTGGTACCGGTGCTCCGAATAGTTCACGCATTGGCTTTGACTCTGTTTTCGGGGTTGACGTTCTTTTCTGCGTCCACGACTGTACGATACAAACCGATACGAATATCATTGCCCGGGTGATTTGCGTCGAGCATTTGCTGCCACGGGCGGCAAAGAACCATATCAGGCACGGCCGTTTCAGTAGCGTTATAGACTTTCAGGGCGTAGAGCTTTTCCGAGCCCGATCCGAGTTTTGTATCAAGTATCAGATTTGCGAGCGACGGATCGAGCCCGAAACCTGACGTCGCGGCTGCCTCTGCTTTCTTACAGATAGCCACCTGCGCCTCGATATAGTCTTTAATCTTTTTGTCGATTGGCGTTACCTTCCAGCCCTCGAAACTGTTTGCCTCTGCGCTCCAGAAATTCGAGGTATGCAAGAACTTGCCGGCGTTGGTGCGTCCTGACATCGACGCGGCAAATTTCTCCATCGCTTCGTCCTTAAATTCTTCGAGCATTTCGCGGCGGTAAGGTGTACCGGTCTGTTGGCACATGTCCTTAATTCTGGCCTCTGCCTCGTCCCAGTAGCTCTGCGGGCTTTCTATGTGCATGGATATAGCCGAGGCGTTCTCGTTGTAGGCTGCCAGTATATTAGCGAGCGTTCCGGCAAGCTCCAGCCAGTCGAACGCGCCGACGAAACGCGGTACGCTATAATGTTCGTGGCAATACGAGTAAATATTATAATATCCCAGCGTTATAGGATATTTGAACGGGTCGCGAGGGTCAAACAACGGGTACGTATATGAATACCGCGAGTCCGGAAACGGCCAGTCGGCCACCATTGCGTGTGTCGGTAATGCGTGGTCGTCGCCCGGATAGATAAAACGGACTTTCGACGCCGGTACATGTTCAATCTTGGCGATCTTAGGCGTTCCGATACGACGGCCGCGCGAAAGCGTGATTTTTACCCAGAAACCCTCGAGGTGGCAAAGATCAATTAAACATCTGTGCATTTCTGCGAGGTAGTTCGTCGCTTCGAGCTCGTCGGTAATACCCTTGTCAACCGTCCATGCCCGGTAAAATGTATTGTTGTCGGCCACGGCGTCGCGGTAGAGTCTCGGGCCTTCTCCCCACTGGAGCCCGGCCTTCTTGCCCATAATGCCTTCACCGGCGTAGAATTTTTCGAGGACGCGGGCCACGTAGCCCGGTAAATCGTTGTCGGCCCCGAACGGTATTATTCTCGTACCGTTTGGCCCGGAAATATAAGACATACCGAACGAGCTGCGGCCGCCTCGGATCATAAACGACGACGGTGCCCAGCCTGACGATTTTGCGTTCAGGCTGAAAGTATAAATTTCGCCGGCACCGTTATCGACGAAACCAAAATTTCCGGATCTGCGTATCATGTCAAAAATTATTATCAGTTTAACACCGTCCGGAGCCCGTTAAACTCTATTATTAACGGCTGCCAACAGTTGAGCGCGCGGCCGGTTTCGGTGTCTGTAAAGAATAGTTTATAACTTGCGTTCTCGATTTTTTCGTCGTGTGCCTTCGGGCGTATCTTGGCCGCGTTGATAGTTACGAGCTCGCCCCCTGAATTAGACTGCCGGTTATACTTCCGGAACTTCATCGAGAACGTGCCCCCGGCAAGCGAAATCGCCTTCATGCGCTCGATTGCCTCGAAAAGATCTATTTTTTCAACTTTGGCCATACTCCGTCGGCGATAATGACATACAAAATATAAAGTATCACGAGGCCGAGCAACGGCAAACCGATAAGCGTCTCTAATGGTATAGCGGCGTCGATCTCCGTCTTGCTTTCTTCCTCTTTTTTGTTGAAGTCGTCCACGGTTCCGGCACTTTCGCTTCTTCCGGACGTATGAAAACCGGTAAAATCGAGGTCGGAAAACGTCGAGCGGCCAAACGTCCCGAGTAAATTCGCGTTGTGGTTCCAGACAATGAGCACCGGGCGGCCGGCGTCGTCGCGTTCGATCTTGATTGTGTCGTTACTGTTTTCTTTGATATTGACGGCTGCCGTGTCGCTCTCGGCGATTGCTCCGGTAAGGTCGAGGGTGTCGGCCGCTGCGATGTTGTCGAAAACCTCGTGTCGTTCAGTTGTTGAGATTTGAGATACTGCCCGGCTCGACTTACAGCTATAACACACCATACAGAAAACAGCGCAATACAGAACGATAGCAACAGCCCGTAAAGCACTGACGCGATAAAGTTTACTAATAATTTCATATCTTTTCATATCTGCGAAATTTCAATCATTATACAGTCAGCACACGACGGGGCTTTTGCACATGCGTAGCCGGCCAGTTTTTTTATAACTTTGGCGTTCTGCTCGACTGAGGTTTCGAGGCCCTGAATACGTTTTTTCATGTCCTCGATCTCTCCCGCCAGTTCGTCGCGGTCTTTTCGGAGCTGGTCGCGGTCGTCTCGTAGGTCGTTAATCAAGCCTTGATAAACTGTTTGAAAGTGCTGCATGGCGTCGGCCTGTGCCTGTTGCCGTGTGTGTTTGATAGTGAATATCCACACGCCGCTGCCGCCCACAAAAAGCGTAACTATCGGAATAATGATGTTTAGAGTTTCCATGTCAATAACTGAGTTTTAACATTGCAAAACTCGTAATAATCGCGCGCGTACCGAAGGACAAAAGAAAACGCGCCGGCCTCACGGTCGACGCGCCTCGGGTTGGGGATTGTGGTTAACAACCTTTTTTATCTTGAAATTGACTTGCTTCTTCGTCGTCTGGTTCTTCGTCCGCCTCGTCGTCGGCTGTCGGCTCGTCCGGAGTGGTGGCGATTGCTGTCAGGTCTCGGCGTAGCATGTCGAGAGCTCGGAGCGTGTTCAGTGTCTCGATCTCGTCCATTCCGAGATCCTCGGCGACGTATAATACTTGATTGTATATACGTGTGATTGTGTTCCGGTAAACGTCGAGTGTTCCGGCTGGGCGGCGAAGGCTTTCAATCGCGCTAACGGCCTCGCTTGTGAGAGTTATATTATTAGTTTCCATTGTTTTTGGTTTTGATAGTTATTGTTTTGTTGTTTTACCATTCTTTGAGGCCGAGTTTGTCCTGTCGAATGTCGCGGCGGGTCTGGCGCCAGCTCCACGGCGTAAAGCCAATCAGAAACGCGATCGCGCCGTATGCGATTAATTTTTCGTCGTCGACCAGAACGCCGACGTATTCGATCAGGCAACCGATTACGGCTGCAAAGGTAAGGAATTTTCCCGAAGTAAGGTAAATAATAACCTTTATAAGTTGTTTTTTGACTGACTGGCGACGATTGACAACCGGCGCCGGGATTGATGTAATTGCTTTCATCGCTGAGGGTGTTTGACGTTTTATAATTATATTTACACAAAAAGGCGACCGCCTCTCCATGTCGTCAAACACCCTCGGAAACCGACGAAACAGTCGAGTTACTTAGGTTGGAGAAGGCGGCCGCCTGTATGTTTCTTATCGGGCATAAAAAATGCCCGAAGGATTTCGAGCCGAATTAACCGGCCGTTTCGACATTGCTGCCGAGAGTGTTTGACACCGCAAATTTCGGTAGAATTATGTGAACAAAAAAAAAAAACGGTTAAAGAAAGTTAACGCGAATATTATATATAATACGGCTATTCAAAAAACAAGCCGGAACCCGTCAGGATCCCGGCCCGGTAAATATCATTCAGTATCTCGGAAGTGGGTGGCGCTTTTAAGTTCTTTTAACCGCTCTGGCGCGTTATCAGCAATAAATGTAAACTCGTCGTCGGTTAAGCCTGTTGGAGCCCTCATATATATTTCGATCATTGCAAACGGTTCGCCTTCGATCATAGCATGGTCGATTAACTTTACATACTCTACAAATTCCAATGAATGAAATATATTATATGATATTTTTCGTGGAACATATCCCACATGTACCCCGTCAAGCAATACCTTTACCGCGAATTGATCATATTTATTGTCCGGTTCTGGCTCTAATTCCGCAAAAGTATCATCGCTTGCCGATTTAATTATCTTTATGGCTTTCGCTCCGCGATACTCGATACCGGCAATACGGCACGTTTCGGTAGTAAAATAATACTTGTTAGCTTTTTCGATTAGCCTTTGAACCTTATCCTCCGGGCTTTCTTTCTTACGGAAAAGGAAAAAGATTATCACTAATACAATCGCTATGACAACGATTAAAATTTCTTCTGGCATTTTTGGCGAAAGAGGGGTTATTTTTCGCCGATTACCGGGGCGTTTGACACTACAAAGTTACAAAAAATCGAGGTTAAACCGATAAAAATACGCTTACACCGTCAAAAATTGCGGGTTTTAGCTCAAAATTTTGGTCTTAAAATACATAAAACGCATAAAATAGGAGCATTACGCGCGCAAAAATTAAAATCGCGATTTTTGTCGCGCTCCGAAGTGCGGGGCCGCTCAGAACGTCGCCGGAAATTACCGCCCGTTACCGGGGTGAAATGTGAGCCGAAAATTTTGTTACCTCGTAACAGTCCACTATAATAGCACGACCGACGTCCCTCGCTTGGATCGTCGGCCGTGGTCGTTGGTATAAGAGTCCGGGTATTGTCTGGATATGTAAAGAAATTGCGATTTTCTTTACACGTCGGCGGGGACATGTAAAGAATTTTACTATTTCGGCGGTGTTCCGAATTTGTTGGCCATCCATTGCTCGGCGCGTATGTCTGCGCCGGATCCTGTTGTACCGTCGCCGGCTCGTACGGCCGTCAGCCAAACGCCGCGCATCATCAGGTACTTGAAAGCGTCCGAAAAGTTGGTCGACAGTCTCGGGAGTTTCTTTGGTGTCAGCTTCTCGGTTTTCTTTACCTTTGCGACTATCTTCGTCGAGCCTCTGTATTTAACTTCGGCGCGGGCAAGTTCAATCGACGATATAAGCTCCGAACAATTCAACTCGTCAACGAGTAGACGCGGGAGCTTTGGATTTGTCCCGGCCATAAACTCGTGCATAAAATTAAACTCGGCGTTCTGGGGGATCGTCGCTTGCTTACGCGATTTGAGTACGACCGTCCAACCTGTACGATTACCGGCCGCGTCTCTCTCGATAGCGTCTTTAATCTTACCGGCCGCGTCCTCTCCTTGCCGCTGGTAATTATTACCGGCGCGGTCGTAGTATAGATTTAACACCTTGTTGTGGTGGTCTGCAAAAAATTCGAGGAACTGGTCGGCCAGTTCACGGTACCAACCGGGCGGGAGCTCGTAAAAGTTTTTATGTACCCTGTATAACGGGCCGTCTGGCTGTGCTATCACCAGCGACAACATATTACCGAAGTCCATACCGCCGTCGAGCTCGCGATCGGGGTCGATGTATTTAAGCTCTCCGGAGCGAAACGCCGCCACGCCTGAACGAGTGCCGTCGGCGTACTTGTGTTCGTCGCCGAATAGAACGTAAAAGCGGGCCGATTTACGGACGCCGGGTTTCATACCGAGTACCGATTTAAGGAACTCGTGCATTTCGAGTGCACCGTTATAGAGACGTTTCGCGTAGTCGATTGTCAAAATGTCGATGTTTATCAAGCTCGAAAGGTTGATAAAAAACGTCTGGTTTTTCCGGAGCTTCAACAAACCTTCCGTATAATAGTCGATTTTGCGTTCGAGCCGCGCGATTTTCTTAACGTCCGGCGTAGGGCGTCGATTTTCTCGTGTTAGCTTTATGAGTAATTGATTTCGGACGTCGGCGGCCTGTATAATCTTGATAATGCGGTCTGGATCCATTTCGTCGGCATACCGAAAATACCAATCGAACTCGCCTTCGGTTACGTCGGGCATATCGGTAGTAATAGTAACGCCGAGAAAATAATGAGAGCGGCCGTATGTGATCGCGTCGCCTCGTAGAATAGGCATTACCCGGGCGGCGCGGGCGTCGGCTGCGTACTTGGCTTCGTCGAAAAATAAATGTACTACGGATTTACCGGCCAATAACGAGGGATTGTCGAGAGAGCCGAGAAACATAACCGCGCCGTTCCAGAAAGAATAAACATTCGTATAATCGTCAACTATCACGGAACACCGGCGGATCCATTCTTCCGGCGGTTTACGGCCCTTTATATAGTGAACGCCTTCTATCCAACCGAGTAATTTTAATCCATTCTGAACGGCCGGCATGATATTGTTAATTAGATCTGAATACGTTTTCGCAACGAACGCCGTCGGAGCTCCGGGCATGTCGGAAATTACACGCCGGATCCGTCGGGCCTGTATTACGGTACTTTTTGCCATACCACGGCCGGCAACCATGACGAAATTAGTCGTATCAATCCAATCACACATCACCAACGCCTCGGATCCGAATTTTACCGGAACGTCGTCGGGGGTATTAGCCTTCGTTTTCTTCTCCGAACTCCTTAACATCTTGCAATAATCGTGTTAATAGGTTGCGTTTTTTGATACCGGCGTCCTCTTTTATGCGCTGGCGATGAATAACCGGTATATCGGGAATTGAGTCGATGAAACTTTCGAGCTCGCGGC